TGGAAGCTGCTCAAGAAGAGAGAGCTAAAGCAAGAGAAGAAGCTTATAACGAAATGTAAGAAGAATGGTTAATGGGTGATTAAAGGAGATAAGATGGCTAAGAAGTCTAGAAAACAGTACCAAAAGGAATATTATCTTAAAAGGAAGGCTGAAAGAGAGATTATTGAGAAGAAAAAGCCTATTTTTGGTAATCCTAATGGCAGTTATTTCAGTTTTGCTGGTCCTCCTAAAACGGGATTGGTAAGTGAACAGACTATAATCAGGCAATTTAAGTCATGGTTGTTTACGTGTGCTTCTTATAACGGAAGTTCTGTGGCAGCTGCTAATCTTAGGTTGTATGCTGTTTCTGAAGAAGGTGACAGCAAGAAGTTTCTTCACAAAACGGTACAGAAGGACAAGTCGTTTCTCAATTACATTCAAAACAATTCTTCTGCAAAGTCATTGGCTAAAGTAAGGTCGGCACAGGATGTTGTTGAAGTTGTGGATCATCCTTTATTGGACTTGCTTAGAGATATAAATCCGAACAACAACAACTTTGAAACCTTTGAAACAACGTCTATTTACTTAGATATGCTTGGAAATAGTTATTGGTATCTTATTAGAAATTCTATGGGAATGCCTGAAGAAATATGGTTATTACAGTCCCAATATATGAAAGTTGTTCCTGGCAAGAACAAGTTGATTAAGGGTTATCTTTATGGTGTTGAGGGTGAGCCGTTTAACATGGTGAAGTTCAAGCCAGATGAGATTATTCACTTCAAAACACCAAATCCTAACTCAATTTATTATGGCCTTGGTTGTGCTCAGGCTGTTGTGGGTGCGGTTAATAGATTCAACATGATGGATGATTCTGAAGGTGCTCGTTTAAGAAACATGGGACGTCCCGACTTTGCTGTGAAATACAAGAATGGTAAGATTGATTCTTCAGAGATTAAGAAGGTTGAACGAATGTGGAATGCTGCATTTGGTGGACCTAATAAGGCTGGCAGGATCAAGGTCATGGATGAAGATTGGGATTTGGAAACTTTGGGATTCAAGCCAAGCGAAATGGAATATTTAAGTGGAAGAGTTTGGTCACTTAAAGAAATTTCTGCTGCGTTTGGAATTCCTTATTCGATTCTTGATACTTCTGACGTTAAGAAAGCAACTTCTGAATTGAGTGAATACTGGTATGCTAAGAATGCTGTATTACCAAGAATTCGCAGGATTGAAGAAAAGTTAAATGAGAAGCTTGTTCCTCTATATGATGATACTAGAAGAATGTTCTTGATGTATGACAATCCAGTGCCTCGTGACCAAGCTCAATTAACTGAAGAGAATAATATCTACATTGATTCTGGAGTAAAAACTATTAATGAAGTCAGATTGTCATTGCAGTTACCAAGATATGAAGATCCACTATTTGATGAACCGTTTGCTAAGGGCAAGAGTTTTACGGATGCTATAAGTGGACAGGGATTACCAGGTGGAAGTCCTGCAAAAGAACCCAAGAAGCCTGGTCGCCCAAAAGAACCAGAAGAGATGGAAGAATAATGTGGATCAGCAAAAGCTATCAAAAAGCAGGTTTGGAAGAGCCTTTTTGCATTTGTTAGTGATGCTTTCTAATGGTAATTTTAGAACACATATAAAAGGGATAATACGAGAATTAACAGGTAATGGTTCAAAACATAAGGAGAAGTTATGAAGAAAATAGTTAAGTTATCAAATGTCATGAGTAAGCTCGATGCCTCTTATGCAGAAGAAATTAAGAAGGCCGTTGAAGCAGAAGGTAAGAACGTAGATGACCTTGAAGTGTTTCGTAAGGATTGGGCTACAGAAACAAAGGCTCAATTAGAGGAAGGTTCAAGAACAGCCATTAAATATGTATCCACAAGAACCGTAGACCAATCGGGAGATGTGATCGTTCCTAAAGGCGTTACATTTAAGCAATTCAAGAAAACTGGGATGCCTGTATTTTACAATCATAATTATTCTATGCCTCAAATTGGAAGAGATGAATGGATTAAGTCAGATGATTGGGGTGTAAAGGTAAAACAGGTCTATGCTGATACCGGCGAAGGAACTTTATCTGATATTCTGTGGAAATTGACTCAACAGGATATGAATAAGCAATCTTCAGTTGGAATCATTCCTCTTGAGATGATAAAAGAGAGAGATCCTGAATTTAAACCAGCTATAAAGGAATTGGCTAAAGAATGGCCAGAATTCAAGTCTACTCAGAAAGCATGCAATAGAATTATTACTAAAGCTCTTCTTTTTGAGCACAGTGATGTTTCGATGGCCTGTAATACCGATACTGATGTATTGGCCGTTAGTAAGATGTTTAGTGATGCCGGTGCAGACGAAAAGCTGTTAAAACAACTAGGATTGCCTCTTTTGGGGATTGTTAAAGAAGAGGAAGAAGAAGTTGACAAGTTTGACCTTAATGAAGGCGACATAGAGGCAGATGAGAGTCCAGACCTTGATTCAGATGATGAAGTTATTGAGATTGACGTTGATAATATGCAAGTTGTTAAAGTTACCAAAGATGAAATTAAGATCGAAAAGCCTGAAAAGAAGCCTGAAAAGAAGAAGGTTACTATGGTAAAGGCACCCAGATTCATCAAGCTTATCTCTGGTCCAACGGTAAGTCAAGAAGAGGTTGATGAGATGGTGAAGGCAGAAATAAGAAAAAAGCTTGGTAGATTAATATAAATTAACAGTTTTCACTAAAAATTCTTATTATTAGATGATGGTGTAGCCAGAAACTGGAACCGTAGCTGATAAGGCAGGATATCCAACGGACAGGCAACCAAAGTAAAAACAATAAAGAAAAGAGGATAAAAATATGAAATTCGTTAAATTGTTAAAGAAATACATGGATGAGGCCGATGTAGTTTATGAAGTCGGTTCAGTCCTTGAGGTTTCTGATGACATTGCCGATGAGCTTATTAAGGCAGAAAGAGCCGAAGCTCATGGTGGTGTTGTAAAAGAAATCAAGGCAGAAGATGTAGCCGGTGCCGTTAAAGCAGCTGTTGCAGAAGCTATGAAAGAAACTAAAGCTGTTGAAACAAAGGCAGTTGGTACCATTGAAGTCGTAGAAGATGCACCACTCTGGAAAGATACTGGCGAATTCTTGGATGCAGTTAAGAAAGCAGCTAAGGGACGAATCGACGAAAGATTGTTCAAGGGTGCCGGGGAAGGTCAGGAAGAAGCAACAAACGACGAAGGTGGATATCTTGTTGAACACAGAATTGGTAACGAAATCTATCAAGCCTGTCAGCAAAACTCTGTATTACTTCCTAAGTGCGATAGCTTGGAAATCGGACCTAACTCCAACGGTATGAAAATCAACCAGGTTAATGAAACACTTCGTTCTGCAACTAACCTGTTTGGTGGCGTCAGGATCTACAGTCCTGCTGAAGGTGCTGAAAAAACAGCATTTATTCAGAAGTATGCCCAAGTTGATATCGACCTTGGAAAGTATGCGGCTGTTTCGTACATGACTGACGAACTTATGCAGGATAGAGTTGCTCTTCGTAGCTTTATCGCTGGTAACGTTGGACAAGCATTCGCATGGGTTATCGACGACGACATCCTTCATGGAACAACGAACGCTTCAGTGGTCGCCATTGAAAACCATGCATCAACGGTGCAGGTTGCGGTCGCCGGAGCTACTCCTACAACTGCCGAACTGATGAATATGTATGTTGCTATGTTGCCTTGCGCCGTCTCGTCTGCCGAATGGTACATGAGTTTGGTGCAATACTCTGGTATATCTCAGTTGGAAAGTACTGCTGGTCAAAGAGTCGTACAGCCTGATTACAAGATCAGTCCTTACGGAACGCTCTTCGGACGTCCCATCAACATCATCGAGCAGGCTGATGTTGCAGCTAATGATACTTCAATTATGTTCTTGAACCTGAAGTATTACTTGGTTATCAAAAAGGGCGGAATGCAGGAAGCTACATCCATTCACGTTAAGTTCCTTGAGGATGAAACGGCATTTCGTTGGGTGATGCGTCTGGGCGGATCTCCGAAATTGGCCTCTACTGTTACGCTGCCTGATGGCTCAGTGGTTTCTGGTTTAGTTACCAGAGACTAATTATGTTAGATTTAGGGGATGAG